CTCTACATGTTCCAGTATTATATACTAAAAGTAGTAAACTAGAAGATAATTTTTTTAAGATTATAGTACACGGATGGTTTAACAGTGATATAGAGTCTACTACAAGTATAGAAGATAAATTACAAGAGAATGAATCTGAGGTAGTCTATAAAGGACTTATAAACAATCTTTCAGAATTTAAACAAGTACTTAAAATGATAGGAGTAGTATGAAGTTACTAGAACTAAATAAATCTACATATGAAGTAGAGATTGCTCCTGAAGCAGCAATACTTACAGTATTCTCTACTCTTATTAAGAGAGATAAAGTTAAAGATAAATCTAATGTTAAGAAGGAGTTAGCTTATATCTACCATTTCTCTGCTGCTCAATCTGACTATGCTTATATTAAAGATAAGAAGGATAGGAGTAATATTATTAAGAGAGACTTGGGAATAGATACTAAGTGGCAACCAGATAAAGATTTACTTGTAGCAATAGAATACTATGAGAACTCTACTAAGACTATTAATAGCAAACTGTATGAGAGTGCTTGTATATCTGCTCTAGAGATTACTAACTATCTAAGAGATACCAAAGATCTACTTGATGAGAGAACTGATAAAGGTGGAGTAGTTACTAGTATAACTGCTATTACTGGAGCATTAGACAAAGTACCTAAGATTATGGCTAATCTAAATGCTGCTTATCAGGAGTTAGTTAAAGAACAGAAGATTACTGAAGGAAGAACTAAAGGTAGTAAAGAAATGAGTATGTTTGAAGATGGGGTATAAACTTAATAAGTATCAAACACCTATAACTGAAGAATTATTACTCTCTTTGCCTAAAGAAGTTAAAGCGGAGCTAATAGATATAATTGAAAATATTAAGATGATTAGGTGGCTTATATCCTCATCTGAGATAAGAGGATATGCTAAAGATAGACCTAAAGATTCTACTGGGAAGATTATAGTTGATCTGGCACATCCCCATATATTAGAGGATATGGACTTCTTTAGAGAAAGAGCATTACATTATATTGAACATAAATGTTATACTAAGATACACCCTAATCCTAATCCAAAGAGTGATTATGCAGAGTTCTGGAGAGAAGAGGTTAAAAGGTGGAAAGAGGGGTTGGTTAGAGAAAGTGATGGAGAATGGATACCTGGATATCTATATTTTTATTTAAACTATAGTCCTATTTGGGTTAATGAGGAAGTTAATATTAAAGATACTACTAAGAGTAAAGTTAAAGGTGTTAGAAGAAGAGAGTTTCCAGATGTATATTTAGGTGATTACTTATTCTTTCACTACTTACATCAGTGTAGAGAACATGGGGAACATGGTAAGATGCTTAAAGCTAGGGGTATTGGAGCTTCCTTTAAATTTGGAGCTATTACTCCTTGTACTATGTATACTGAACCTGGATTACCTAACTTCCATTTGGCTTCAGATAAAACTTTCTTAGAGGGAGATAAAGGAGTATTTGGTAAAGTAACTGATGTATTAGATTGGATTGGAGAGAATACTCCTCTACCTAAACTTAGATTAGTTGATAAACCTCTAGAGAAACAGATAGGATATAAGGATGAATATGGAGCTAGGAAGGGATTAAAGTCCTCAGTATTTGGGATATCTATGAAGGATAATCCTGACAAAGCTCGTGGTATCAGAGGGCCTATAATACATTATGAAGAGGATGGTCTTTTTCCAAATTTAGAGAATGCTTGGAATGTCAATCTAAATGCAGTACAAGGAGGGGGTATAGTCTTCGGGCTAATGTTTGCCGCTGGAACCGGGGGCACGGAGGGTGCTGACTTTGCTGGTTCTGAGAAACTATTTTATAATCCTTCAACTTATAATATTTATGGTATTCCTAATGTATTTGACAAAGGAGCTAATGAGAATACTAAGTGTGGGTTCTTCTGGGGAGCATATTTAAATAGAGCTAGATACTATGATAAAGCTACTGGGGAATCTGATGTTATTGGAGCACTTATAGAGATACTTAAGGAGAGACATAAGATTAAATATAACTCTACAGATCCTATAGCTATTACCCAAAAGAAGGCTGAAGAACCTATCACTCCACAAGAAGCAGTGATGCTTAAAGAAGGTTCATTATTTCCTACCTCAGATTTAAAGGATATAGTTGCTGATATAATGCCTAATCTACAAAAGTTTGTTAATCCCCATCATGTAGGTAGATTAGTTATTAATAATGATGGAGTTGTAGACTTTGTTCCTAATCCTGATATACAGCCTATAAGAGATTACCCATTAAAAGATGTTGTTAATAAAGAGGGTTGTGTAGAAATATTTGAAATGCCTATGAGAGGATCAGATGGAAAGACTATGCCCCTAAGATATATCTCAGGGCAAGATGGTTATGATGATGACGCAAGTACCACTGACTCACTAGGTTCCATATTTATATTTGATAGACTTACTGATAGAATAGTTGCAGAATATACAGGTAGACCCAAAACAGCTTATGAATTTTATGAGGTTTGCAGAAGATTACTCACTTTCTATGGGGCTACGTGTAACTATGAGAATGATAAGAAGGGATTGTTTGCCTACTTTACTAACCACCACTGCACACATTTACTCTGTAAAACTCCTTCTTTTCTTAAACAAATGGACTATATTAAAGGAGAACCATTTGGAAATAAAGCCTTTGGCACAAACTCTGGAACACAGATTAATGCTCTAGGAAGAAGATTACAAGCAGACTGGTTAATAAGCGGAGCATATGGGGAAGATGAGGCTGGATTATGTAATATGCACAAGATAAGAAGTATAGGTTATCTCAAGGAGTTAATTGCTTGGACTAAAGATCTTAACTGCGATAGGGTATCTAGTATGGGTATGTTAATGATTTACAGGGAGGAACTAGTTAAATTTGAAGTAGAGAAAATTAAAACAAGAGGGAGTACTTTAGCCAATGATCCATTCTGGAATAAATTTAGTAAATCACATGGAGGTCAAGGTACTACAATACTCAATAGACTTAAGAATAATCCTGGATTTGTACCTGAAAAAAGATTTTAGCTATAAGAAATAAATATTTTATTTGATACTCTTGTTTTATTAAGATAAATTTACAAAATTATAAGGTATATTATGGCTAAAAGCAAACGTGTTGATGTCAATAGTAGTGTTGCCAACACACCTACATACTTTCCTCAACAACAACAACCTGATAGTAAAAAGAATGAATCTTTCTTCAAAGATTGTGTTAATGCTGGAATAGCAATGACATGGTGGAATCTTAATTCTATTAATGGAGTAAGACCTGCCAGAAAGAATAAAATTATTAACTATAATCTTTATAATGATATAGTTGATAAGTTTGAAATAGAGAGAGTAACTAATCCCTTTAGATTAGATGATGCTGACTTTCCCGCTAAGTATAGGAATTATCCCCTACTTAATCAAAATATTATGGTTCTATTGGGGGAAGAAAGAAAGAGGATGTTTAATCCTACAGTAGTAGTTATTAATGAAGATGCAGTTAATCAGAAGTTAGGGGCAATTACAGATGAGTTTAATAAATGGGCAGTAGATAAACTAACTGGAGGAAAGAATCTTACTCAACAACAGTTAGAGGAAGAGATGCAACAGTTTAATACCTGGAGACTTACTTTTAAAGATAGAAGAGAAAGAATGGTTCAGCAGATGCTAGACTATGCTTATAGAACTCAATATCTTAAAGAAGTATTTAGTAGAGGATTTGAAGATCTATTAATTAGTGGAGAAGAGATTTATGTAGCAGATATATATGGGGGAGAACCTAGATTAAGAAAAGGTAATCCTTTGTCATTTTATACTCTTAGAAGCGGTGAATCTCCTTTAATAGAAGATAGTGATATTATAGTTGAAGATGGATTCTTACCATTAGGTGAAGTATTAGATAGATTTCATGAAGATTTAACTGATGTACAAATATCAGAATTAGAGTCTGGACATCAGATTAATAGAGGTGGACAATCCATGTCTCTAGTAAATCCCCCTTCCTCATTAGGTGAATACTTGTATACTACAGGTTTATCAGATAATATTGGTGATGTAATCCTTGCTAATAGAGATTTAACTTTTACATATGGTGGATACTTTGACACAGAAGGTAATATTCGTGTTACCAGGGTTGTGTGGAAAGGTATGAGGAAGATAGGAGTACTTACCTATAGAGATGAGTTTGGGGATGAAGTTAAGAAATTTGTACCAGAGCAATATAAACCTGTTAAAGAAAGAGGTGAAGTTATTGAGTGGCATTGGGTAGGAGAATGGTATGAAGGTACTAGGATAGGTTTTGATATATATGTTAAGATGCAGGTATTACCTACTCAGTCTAGACATATGGATAATCCTTCTGTATGTAGTCCTGGTATTATAGGTACAGTATCTACAGTTAATGCTAATAGAGGTAAATCTCTAATGGATATAGGTAAAGATTATCAATATCTATATAATACCTTTATGTATAAACTAGAACATCTGGTTATTAAGAATAAAGGTAAGATTGCTAAGATGCCATTACACCTTATTCCAGATGGATGGACTATAGATAAGGCTATGTACTACGCTGAAGTTATGGGTTGGTTACCTACAGATGCCTTCAATGAAGGTACTAAAGGACAATCTCTTGGTAAGTTAGCTGGTAATATGGGGGATAATCAATCAGTTATAGATCTATCCTTTACACAAGATATAGCACAATGTGTCAATTTACTAGAGTTTGTAAAGAGACAATGTGATGAATTAACTGGTATTACTCCTCAGAGAAAAGGAGCAGTTGATAATAGAGAGACTGTTGGTGGGGTTGAAAGAGCTGTAACACAGAGTAGTTTATCTACAGAGAAGTGGTATGGTATACATGATAACACTAAAGTTAGAGCTTTAAAAGCTTATGTTGAAGTATGTAAAGTTGCTTGGAAAGGTAAGTCCTTTAAGAGAACTTATGTATTAGATGATGGTTCACAAGCCATATTAGATTTTGATGGTGAATTATTTGCTGAAAGTGAATATGCAATAGATATATCAACTGCTACTTCAGATATGGAGTTAATGCAGCAACTTAGATCTAGTACAGATAGACTTATGCAATCTGGTACTCCTCTATCAATTGTTATTGACATGTGGAGAACTAAAGATCCTACTACATTACAACGTAAGATTGCTGCTTGGGAAGAGCAACAGAATAAGCAGAAACAACAAGAATTAGATGCTCAACAACAACAAGCACAAGCACAGATTCAACAAATTCAACAACAACATGAAGAGCAAATGCAGTTTGAGTATGATAAACTTGATAGAGAAGATAGTAACAAACAACTTGATCGTGAGGCAGCTATACAAGAAGCTGAAATAAAAGGTCTATCCTTTATGAAGGATACTGATCTAGATAAAGATGGTGTGCCGGATTTATTAGAAATCAGTAAGTTAGCCCTTGAAAATACTAAAACTGCGTATGATAAATCTCTTAAAGACAGAGAACTTAAACTTAAGGAGAAACAACATAATGATGATGTATCTCTTAGAAAGAAAGAAATACAATTAAGCCAGAAGGAAATTGCTTCTAGAGAAAAGATTGCTAGAATGAAACCTAAGACTAAATAAACTACTAATTTTTAATTCCATTAACATGAGTAAAAGAACTGTTGATTGGAGTAAATTTTCACTAGATGAAATGGTATGGTATCTAGAAATTAAGTATCAATATCTTAGTTCTCCAGATGCAATATGTATAAATAAATTAATTGAATATTATAAAAAACAAAAGAATGGCAAAAATATTATCAACAAAGATTGAAACTCTTATAAATCAACAGATACAAAAAGAATTAACCAATTCTCTAATTTATTTAGCTATGAGTAATTGGTTTAATTATAATGGTTGGTTTGGTGGAAGTAAACTCTATAAAACATATAGTGATGATGAAATTATTCATAGGGATAAGTTTATTAAGTACATGTTGGATATGGATTCCATGCCTATCATTCCTTCTAGTACTTTTGATACTGTTATTAATGATTTTAAAGATATCAAAGAAATATTACAAATGTCCTATGACAGAGAAATTGGGACTACAAATAGTATTAAAACAATTAAAGAAGCTGCATATACAGAGAAAGACTTTGTCACAGCAGATTTTTTAGATTGGTTTCTGTTAGAACAGATTGAAGAACTTAATAAAACTCAAGCATTACTAGATAGAGTAGAGATGATGGAGAAATATAATACTCCTTTATATCATTTAGACAAGGATATGGAAGAGTTAGTGGGATAGATTTAAGCTATAAAGAAGTAGATTTATAGAGTTAATAACTTGCAAGATTAAATATATCATATTACATTTGTTTGACTTATAAAAGAAGAGAGATTTATGGCAAAAGAAGACATTAATTTAGGACTGGACTTTAGTACCATGACAGATGTGGGGACATCTTTTGGTAATAATATCCAGACAGAGGAACAAACTAATGAAGAAATTAAGAAGGTAGAAAATGGTGAAACATCTGGGTTAGAAATACAGACGGATAATAGTAATAAAATACCTTTTGATTTTGCGGAATTATTTAAACAAGAAAATACTGAGACTACAGACGTCAAGAAGAAAGATGAAGGGTTAACTAAGGATAAAGCTGAAGGCACCTCCTCCAAAAGTACTAAAAACTCTTCTTCAAATGTTCCTTTCTCTCTTGTCTTTAAGTCTCTCCAGGAGGAGGATGCCATCAGTGATTTTGACGAGGAAACCTTTAATAAGGAAGTGGAAGAAGTTGGGGAAGCCCAAGCTATTCGTAATATCTTTCTTAAAGAAGCAGAAGTTCTTAGACAAGTAATTAAACAAGATGCTGAGGAAGATTTCAAAGAATATACTTCCTTATTAGATTTAGGAGTTAATAGAGAAGAAGCCAATAAGATTATGGCTAGTAAACTAGAATTCTCTAAAATTACTGATGAAGAAATTGATAAAGAGGGTAATGAAGAGCTATGTAAGAATCTTATAGTTAAGAATCTTAAGAATACTACTAGACTTACAGATGCCCAGATTAAGAAACAAGTTGATAGAGCTGCTAATTCTGGGGAACTTACAGAAGATGCTAAAGAAGCTTTAAAAGGAATTACAGAGTATGATAAATCTCAGATTGAGTTGGTTAAACAGAAAGCTATACAACAGAAACAATCTGAAGAAGTTTCTAGAAAAGAAACTATAGATAAATATAAAGCTGTAATTGAAGCTACTGATGAAATAATTCCTGGTCAGAAGATTAATAAACAGACTAAAACTAAAGTTGAACAGGGAGTATTCTCAGGACAAGCTTGGGAAGTTAGAAAGAAAGACCCCTATAAGTTTGATACTATACTTACATACTTAGTCCAATCAGGAGTCTTTGAGGGTAAAGGAGATAAGTTAGGAGCTAAAGCCAAGACTTCTGCAATACAAGAACTTGAAAATGTTCTAAAAACTACTAGAAAAACAGATCTTAAACCTAATATGTTTAATGAAGATCCTGAAGAAGTAGAAAATGATAGAGTAACTAACTTCCTATCTAAAAGAAAAAGTTAATTTTTAATTATATATTATGAAAATCAGTCCATTACAAGTTGTTGAACAGAAGTATTGGTCGGGCTTAACCAGAAATCAGCATTTAGCTTGGACTGGTTTAGCGAAAGGCCCGGCTGTTCTTAGTGAAATGATAGATAACCTTTATGAACTCAACTATGGTGATGATAACTTAGTGAGCTTGGTAGACAAGTATCCTACGTTATATGTTGACCAAGAAGTTTATGAGTGGATGCTTAAAGGTACATCTGAACGTAATATCCCATTAGTAAAAGCCACTTATTCAGTGTCTGGTACTGAAACAGATATTACTAGTTCTACTACTGCTAAAGTAGGTGAGAACTTCAATCCATTCTATCTGTATTTTGCAGAGAAGTGGTTTAGTGCTCCATCTGTATTAGGGGGTCTTCGTCCAGAAGATTACCTAGTTAAAATTACTACAGATCCTATACAAGTAGGTACTTTGTGGAAATATACTGTTACTATGTATGGCGCAAGTTCCTCACTTTATATGCCTATAGAAGAACTTGCTGGTGGTGTACCTTATGGTCAAATGTTTGCTCCTGTTGAAAGAGAATTCTCTAAAAGAGGTTCAGATATTCAGTTTGCTAGTTTCTTTAAACTACAAAATACCATTTCTACTATTCGTAAATCTTATCAAGTTCCTGGTAGTATGATTCATAAAGGAGGTAATGTTCCTTTAGCTGCTATGTTCCAAGATGATGATGGTAAGAAAATTGTTAAGTGGATTGATTATGCCGCATGGGAATTTTACAAACAAATGAGGCGTGACAAAGCTCGTCTTGTATTGTATGGAAAATCAACTGTAGGCCCTGATGGGCAATCTAATATAGCAGGTGAATCTGGTAATCCAGTAATTGCGGGTTTTGGGTTATATGAACAAATGCAAGGTTCAAACTTAGGTTTTTATAATAACTTTAGTTTAGATGCTTTAACTGACTTTGCAATGAAGATGTCTTATAATAAGATACCTGAAGATAAGCGTAAGTTTGTTATTTCAACTGGACAGTTTGGTCTATACCAATTTCATAAAGCAGCCTCTTTGAAAGCTTCTACTATGCCTTGGTTACGTAGTCCACACAACTTTAAAACTAGTGGTGGAAAAGTAGAGCTTGATGAAGGACAAATCATGAGTTATATATCAGTAAATGGTATAGAATTCCATTTGATTCATGATCCAATGCTTGATAGTCCTATTACTGCTGGTAAGATTCCTCATCCTAATGGTGGTTATGTAAGTTCATACATCTATAATATTTGGGATTTTGGAACTGATAATGGTGAACCTAATATTCAACGGGTAGCTATTAAAGGTGATGAAGAATACATGCGTTATGTACCAGGATTACGTGATCCATTTACCCCAGGTGGTATGGGAGCTTCCAATTCAATGGCTGCTCATGGTATTGATACTTATGAAGTACACAAGATGATTAACTGTTCTATTAGGATTAAAAACCCTTTACGTACAGCTCGTTATATGCCAAATATATATAAGTCTCTTGGTTATTAGTAATTAAAATAAAAGACTGGGGAAATTTCATTTCCTCAGTTCTTTTACTTATATTTGAACAAAAATTTAAATTTAATTATAACTATATGGCAGAGACAAGAACAAGAGTTACAAGAGAAGAAGGACTATCAAAAGGATTTTTACAGAAGAAAAAGGTATGGCTTAAACCCAATCCTGGAAAGAAATTAACACTTATTACTACACCAGATACTATACATGCTTTCACATATGATGGAGCATCTTATACATGGTGTTTACCACAGAATCAGAATCTAGACTTTTATAATCCATTTTCTAGCGATGAAGAAAGATTCTACTTTCAAGATTTATTAGATAAAGATTTAAGTACTAATAGAGGTGTCAATTGTTTCTGGAACAGTGAGAATAATGAAGCTACAATTAGTATAGTTGTAGATGCTTCTATCAGAGAAGTAGGATATGAAATGAACTTAGAAAATCCTAATGATGTACTTAGGTATAAAGTTCTAAAGATGCAACATGATATTGCTCCTTCATGGGAGAAACGTAATGATAGAATGCACTATAGGTGGGTACTTGTAGACAGTGAAACTGAAGATACTACTAAGAAAACTGCTGCTGATTCTAAGATTACAGCTTATACATTCTTTGGTACTATTAAGGAGCATAAAGAAAAGATGTCAGACTTCTTAACATTATACTTTATGAATACTAAGAGATATGAAGAAGTTCCAGATGATATGACTTCTAATGCTCTTATGGGGCATATAGAAACTATTCTAGAGAAAGATATGAAAGGATTTCTTGAAACAGCTTCTGATAAAAATAAAGATACTAAAACTCTAATTATTAAAGGAGTAAAAATAGGAGCTATTGAGAAACAAGGAGTAAATAGTTATAGTTTTCCTGGAGATATTAAATATCAACTACAAGAATTTGTAGATGTAATTAAGTCTTATAAAGAGAATCAAGATGAACAATATCTAAAACTTATTGCAAGGTTAGATATGAATAAAAGTAAGAAATCTAAAGAATAAATAGATGTCTCCCAGTGAATTAGTATATAATTTTAAAATCGGGTTTGACGTTATTGCTTCGGGAGATGCTCCTGGATTCACTGATAATGAAATATACTCTTTGCTTAATAGAGGTCAGGATTATATAATTCTTGATCTCTATAAGCAAAAGAATTGGGAATTACTTGAATCACTAATAAAGATTGGAAACATTTCTCTAACAGTAGGTTCAATATATTCACTAGGAAGTTTACCAACAGATTATTGGATGTATGTTAAAGCCAATGCTGTAGTTACAAGAACTGCACAACCCAGTACAGGATTTATAAGTTCTCATGTAGATAGTTCTAATGTAAATGTAGAATGTGAAGAAATATCAGTAGTAGATTCAGTGAAATTTCTTCCTAATTCTTTTAATAACTTTAGAGTATGGAAAACCCCAAAAGTTTATCTTGAAGATGGAAAGATATATATAATACAAGATCAATATACTACTA